ATTTTATTTTGCAAAAAGTTTACTATTCATATTGGCGGATTTTTCATCATCAATAAATTATATATATTGGCTATATCGGTGTTTTTTAAAGGCGCCGAAAAATAATCGACACTACATATGGCCCCATCTAAACCATCTTCACTTCCAACTTTGAATACATCATTCACTGAATATTGAGGCATTTTTCCAGACAAATCAAACGTTCTCTCCAATTTACCATTTATAAATAAATCAACCTTTGAATTATAATAATTGAATACAAAATGATTCCATTTTTGGGTAGGTAATGAAATTTCCATTTTTGAGGCATCATCTAAATTTGAAAAATAAATATAAAACTTGTCTCCCGAATCATCCATCTTATAAGCAATTCTTGGTTTTACAAAAATATTTCCAGTAGGATCGGTGGATCCATATTCAAATATGGTAGTTTCTTTCGCATATGCCGCATTTGAAGTTGATTGTGTATTAATATTTGCCCATAGAGATATTGCATAATTGGTGCGGTATTTTGTCGAATCAATAGAGAATCTTACGAAATCCTTATTTGATATTATCGCCACTTTACTCGTTCCTACAATTGTTTCTTTGTTTAAGAATACAGGGTTCTCTAATAATGATGTTCCTCCCGATTTGAATTTCGTTTTTATTAATTTTGGTATAGTTATATATAGTAATACCAACAATATTTCGAAGACGAATAGTATGAATACTACGTTTGGCGTTATTTTATATTGTTGCTTAAAATATTCGAACAAATCGATAAGCATACAAGGAATGTAAAATATTAATTCTGCAATAAATTTATTCCAACCGGTTAATTTTATAGTATATTCCATGGAAGCTTTGTATACAATTGCTAATCCTATCATGAAAATAAGTGGAATTAATAGATATTTCGTAAAAATATTAGCCACTGTCATAGAGACCTTACTCGTTGTAATATAAATATACGAACCGATTAATGCTATAATACACATTACCAATAATCCGATTATTCCAATTGCAGTATTTTGCTGTAAATAATATCCAATTAACAATAATAATGGAATAAAAATCGCAAATGCATATTTATATGCATTTCTGGTAAGTGCTCCCGGATCACTCTCTGCAAAATATACGACGAATGAAAGAAAAACTATAAAAATAAACATTCCAATATATGGATAACAATCCTGTATTACCTTACCGATATCAACTGCTCCCAATATTTCTTGTGCAACACCGGATACTGGTGGTGGATCAGTAGTTGTAACTGTAAGAAGCAAAGAAATTATTAAGAAAAATGCAATCGGTAATCCAATATACAATGTTTTAAATAACGGTAAATCTATTTCGCCATATTTTATTAAAACTGGTATAATTACAGTAAGGATACATATGGCAATCAATGTAATAATATATGGTAATTTAATAAAATAGGCAGCCATTTCCTCCTTTATTATGTATTGATGAATATATTTTGACAAGAGTGAGAAAAGTAGAAAAATGCCAATAGGTATTCCAATATATAACGTTTTATTTAATGGTAAATTTATATCTCCGGTTTTTGTTAAGGTGGGTATCAATATAAGAAGAAGACAAACGCTTGTTAAAATGAATTTGTAAGGAGAATCAAATAGGCTGATTAAAAAATATATTATGTTCACAATAATACTACTACCCAAATTGAAATATAATAACATGATTACAATAGCAATAATGGGTACTATGGTAGCGACTGCGATTGTTGTATTTTTTTTATAGTCTACCATTTTATTATTCTTTAATATATATAACTAAAGAATAATAATCGCACAACTTATATTATAAATTTTCTATTGCCGTTTTTTCACCGTGGCAATCTCTACATAAAGCTTCTAAATTGTCTACATGGTTACTTCCTCCATGTTCCAATCGTATTTTATGATCAACTTCAAACCATGCAGGTAATTGCTTGGTGCATTTACCACACCGCCAATTTTGCCTAGCCGCTACGAATTTTTTCTTGGTTTCACTGACGGAACGTTTTGACGATTTACCTCCCGAATTCATGACACGGTTTTGTTGCTGTATATTTGGTTGATTCATTTGCATAATTGGATAATTGTAATTATCGTTTCCATTACCGTAATTTTGTTTTGCAGTAAAATCTAATATAGGCGATATAAAACTGGAAGTGTTTCGATCGACAGGCAAATATTTCAAATAATCATTCGATGTCATTAAAATGTTTTTCGCATAAAGAGGATTTTTCTTTATCAAAATATATAATACAAATGCTCCTATCGCAACGCCAATCATTTGATAATATTTTTTCCAACCCATTGCCATTTTCAAATATTTGCCGTCGGTGTATATATTTGCAATAATTAATCCAGCAACTATGAATAACATGATTTCAATTCTCATTTCAATAAAAAATATATACTATAAATAGAATTTATCCATCATAATAGATGTATATCAAAAACACGAATAGTAACAAAAATCCGAAATGAATATACTGTTTGTTTATGTGGAATTTTTCAGCTAAAGATTGTTGTTTCGGTTTATATTCTGCATAATATTTGTTATATGCTTCGTCATATAATAATTGTTCTTTACCGAGTATTGCATTTACCTTGTTATGTATAAAAAACATCCATCGAATAAATGAATCTCTATTGTCCAAATAGGGAGATACTGGATATTTATCTAATAATTGACTAAATTTGTTTCCAATCTCTTCATTCGGTATAAATAATGGTAGATTTTGAATAAAATCATAATATTTTCGCTTTGTCACTGAATTTGCCGTTAATGGATAAGAATGTGCAATCGTATGTAATACGAACCAATAATGTGGCCCCCAAATAGTAGGGTCAAATAACATAAAAAGCTAACTATATAAACAGATAGGAATAAATTCATAGAGAAAACCCGAATGATCGATAATAGTGAAAATTATTGTAATAATTGTGGAAAATATGGACATCTATATCATCAATGTAAAACACCAATTACAAGCTTTGGTATTATTTTATTTAGAATAAACAATGGCGTTACCGAATATCTAATGATCCGACGAAAAGATACTTTAGGATATATTGATTTTATGAGAGGTAAATATTCGGTTTGTAATAAACATTATATAATGAATATGCTAAAGCAAATGACCGAAGATGAAAAGTTAATGTTAAGAAATAATGATTTTGATACGCTATGGAAAAAATTGTGGGGAGGTGGGTCAGTTTCAAACCAATATAAAAGCGAAGAAATTGTGTCTAAAGAAAAATATCAACAATTATGCGATGGTATTTCAAATAAGAATGAATTTTATACTCTGGCTAATTTATTGGAGGAAAGTGATGATTTTACTATATGGAGGGAACCCGAATGGGGATTCCCTAAAGGGAGACGTAACTTTCAGGAAACAGATTATGAATGCGCATTGAGAGAATTTTCAGAAGAGACTGGATATTCCGTTAAAAAATTGCGAAATGTGCAAAATATTTTGCCATTTGAGGAAATATTCACCGGATCAAATTATAAGTCATATAAACATAAGTATTATTTAATGTATATGAAATATGATGATACTACAGTTCATACAAATTATCAAGAAGATGAAGTTAGTAAAATGTCATGGAAAACTTATGAAGAATGTATATCTTCCATACGTTGTTACAATTTAGAAAAAATACGATTAATTACGAATATACACAATTCTTTAATAAAATACAAGAAATATACTTGTTAAAGTTTTTGTTAAATATTTCGTATAAAAATTTCGTATAAATATATACTCATATTTTAAAGAGTATATATTTATGTATTTAGGATCTACGGTTAAAAAAAGAAAATATAAGAAAAACTTAACCAAATCAAAATCTAGGACAATACTTCTATCGGGAGGTCTTCCCGATGAAGAAAGTGATTCTGTTTCAAGTGGTCCGGGAGAAAGTGTAGATGTTTCAAGTGGTCCGGGAGAAAGTGTAGATGTTTCAAGTGGTCCGGGAGAAAATGTAGATGTTTCAAGTGGT